AAGATGATTATTAGGAATGTGAGAAACCAGTTCTTCGAACAATTCGAAGAATCTCGGGTCACAGCTTCTAAGATCATCACAGGTAGTTCCACTGTTTTGAGCAGACCACTTCCTTAATTTATTACAAACCAGAATAAGGTCTGTAATTGCGAGAATAGGAGCTTTAATATAGAAAGGCGTCACATCGGTACCATTAAAATAATGGCCACCGCATGACTCACGGAACGGACCTTCATAGAAGGTCTTTTCCTCGTTCGTCTTAAAACCACAGTATTCAAGGAGTTCAATCAAAGGTTTCGCAGCAGCTGTGGGGACGATTATATCGTCACCATAGACAGAAATGCGGCCCTTGATTCCAAGCGTATAACAAGTGGCTTTTGCCATAGCCCAGAAAATCAGGCTCTCGAGTTCAAATGTAAAACCATTGCCCATTGTACTGAATAAGTTCCACTTTGCTACCTTGCCACCCGGGAGTTTCCCAAGTGTGCAACGTAAAGCATCGAGGTGCTTAAACCAGTCAGTTGGTAACAGTTTATACACTAACTCTGTTGTTATACTATCACTCGCCGATGAAAGGTCGAGGGTAGCTAGATTATTCTCTAAGCTACCAATACGCGCAAGATCTTTGTTTATTGATTGATCATTTAGATCAATGTTAACGCGTTTCAAGCGTCGACGAATCATTAGGCCAAGACCCTTTTGGAAATACATATTCCAATCAGGTTCCTTAGCGCAGACTCTATCGATAGTATCTGATTTTGGTACTGTGAATAGCTCATTACCTATAGAGAGTTGCGAATCTGAAACAAAAGCACCGTAAGTATCCAAACGCATTAGCGTCGGACACGAGCGGTACAATGTTAAAAGATAAGGCAGCGCTTCACGGGTAATGTGGCTACGACTATTGAATTTACTGAACTTATCAGCCTCTCTACGGCGGCGCGATTGACTCGCGCCGTTTGAGAAATCAGCTGATAGGTACAAATCTTCAATATCAAACCTTCCAAGACAATCGTTAATGAAGTTGGCAGCCACGTGTAATACGTGGTTATGCCTACGTTCATTCCTCAATCGCCAGTTTGTTTCAGCATTTCGCAGTTCGTTGGATAGCAGCTTATCATAAGCTGCTTGTTCACGAGCTGTTGCTGAGGCGGGTGAGGGATCAGCAAACTTTGATAAGAGTTGGTCGCAGGCATATTTGAGTTTAAACTCGTCTGACTGTTCGCTGGCTCTTGTGAAGTAGCTGTGGATTGATCTATGGAGGTCTGGTTGTGACACCCAGTCATTGATAGTACTAGTGGCAACATGAGGCATGACGCTCTCCAATTAATGGTTTTAGTAAATAGTTTCATTGTTATCAATGATACTGATTGCTAACGCGTTATTAAGCGCACCCATTAAAAGGTTACGAGCCGCAACACGTTCTGCAGTTGTAGATAAGACAGAAAAGTCGAAATCTGCACGCATATACGCTTTGCGAACTTGCTTCGGTTGTGAAATACCATTTAAGGTTTCATCAACGACAACGGGAAGGTCTAATTTAATAGTGCCTTTACGACGGTCAGTTGATGTGCGTGATGAAATTGATAGACGCTTATTAGCGACGATAATTCCATTACCATTCACGAGAGTTGCTACACCTGTACTGTCAATACCAGATGGCTTGAAGATAAGGCCAGTTGTACCATCATTCAAAGTGATTTGAACTAATTGACTCATGTGAGTCTCCTTGATTAACGAGTGTTAACGACGTTGTGTGATTAATGCTAGCGCATTAAGGGCTCTCTTAACACCAAGGCCATTCTCGAAAACGGGAAAACCTATTGGTGAAGAAGAGTGCACCTCACGGCGAACTGAAAAGTACTCTTGGTTTATCAAATTTTCAAACTGCGCATCATTTGGATGTGCAGAGCGATTATGATAATAAGAGC